CTAAGGCTTTCAATACCTTTATAATGTCCTTAAATTGGTTTTTTCTAATATCTCCAAATATCTTGTTAACATAAATTATATGATTGTATTCTTGTAAAAATGATAGTAAAATCAGTTTTAAAATAATATGATGCGTTTTTCCGCTACCTCTGCCACCGTATAAAATCTGATACCGTTGCTTACTTTTTAGGAAGTCTAAAAAATGCTTACTATACCATTCAGGCTTAACATCTACTTTTATCATTACTCATGGAAAAAAAGTTCATCTGCTCCACGCATTAAGGTTACATCTTGTTTAGTAGGCTTGTCCCATCCGTCCATTTTCCTTAAACTTTCAATGGTGCTATTGTATGCCATTATATCAGCTGGTTTTTTTTCCTTACTTTGTGCAATTTGGTTATACATCAATTTTGCGATATTAGACGTCATTTCTAAGGCTTTTTCTCTTTGTAGTATATTAATACTGTCTTGTTGTTTAACTGCTTCAATTTGACTATTTTCACGCTCTAATCGAATTTTATCTTGTTTTTGTTTTATAAAACTCGATATTGTAGTATTTTGTAGTAAGTCGTATGCATTTACCCTTGCTGTTTCCTTTTTAGCGTTTGGATATGCCTTTTGATATGCTTTTATAGCATCGCTTGTTAAAACGTACTCATCCGCAAATATTTGGTGTTTTTTGTTTGGTATCATAGTTTAGTCTTTTAATCCTATATGTGCTTATTTGCTTCATTTTTTAATTTTATCATTCTTTTTGTTTGCCAACTTTTATTATATTCAACATCTTTAAAAAGTTTTGAAAAACCTGTTATGTGTTTTAATTTTAATATCTCTTCAGGTTCCATTCCTAAATGATTACAAATTTCTTCATCAGTCCATCCGTTTTGTAGCATTTCAAAAACCATACTACCCATTCCTGTTACAGAGTGTGCTCCTCTTGCTCTATTATGCCTTACTGTTGCAGCCATTCTTTCGTTTATGTCTTTCTCTATTACTACACAAGGAAGATGCCCTAAATTACGCTCTAATATATCCTTATTAGTTTTTGCAGTAAAGTATCTATGAAATCCGTCTACAATTACATATTTTTGTTTTTCTTCATCAAATATAGTTACAATAGGTTGTGTGTATCCATCGTGTTTTATTGACTTATAAAGCAAACCCATTTCAACTTTTGCAACACTATTTGGGTTGTAGTCGTTTGGTTCTACTTGTTCTAAAGGTATCCAACGAACAAAGTCAATAGGTTGTTTTATTTCAGAGATTTCTCTATGTAAAAACTCTTTTAAATCATTTAAGAATTTAAACTTTTCTGTTGATTTTTCGTATTCTTCTTTTATTAATTTTTTAATGTTATTCATATTTACAATTATTTTTTAATTCTTCAAAATGTTTTTCTTCAAAGTAAGTATTTCTTAAATTTTGTTTTTGGTTTATTTTATGATAATTTTTAAAAAACAACTCTCTTGCTGCATAAACATTTGGAGACATCGTAAAGTTATTTAATTTTGTTAAATCCCAATCAGAACATAATATTGTATCTATTACTTTTTTCCAGTAGCTTTCAGTTAGTTTTTTAGAAAAATTATTAAAAAATACTGCATTGCTATTTTTAGAAGTACTATTTATATATTTATCTAAAAGTTGTTTATATTTTTCTTCTTGAATTATATTATCGTATAAATGATAAGCGTATTCTTTCCAATCATTAAACATATACGGCAGTTCTTTTGGAGAAGCAAAAGAATTATTTTTAATGTGTTTTATTGAACTCGCTCCGTCAATTCTTTCTACAACTTTATTCCAAGTATTAGGTTCTATTTCTTGAACTAATAATAAAACTTGAATAGCTGTTTCGTGATGTAGATTTGATATTCGCATATCATTTACTTTGGTTCCGTGTTGATACATTCCATCGTAAACTTTATTATATTCTATTCCGTTAGATTGTATGTATTTCCAAACATCGGTATAGCTCCAGTCGTATATAGGATAAAATGTAAAATGTTCGTATTTTTGATATAATTTTTTACCCCACGTTATCCATTTATAAGTTAAATTATCAGTTAATGCTACAAATCGTTTTGGGCTTTCTTCTGTTCGAACCCCAGCTAAATAACAAGATTTTTTATTTTTATATTCTACTTTAAAAATAGCTTCAAATAATTCGTGAAATCTTTCTGTTCCGTATTTGTTTTCTTTTATTGATATTGGGTCTTGTTCGTGAATCCATTTATGCTTTTCTTCTTCATTCCAGCAATGAGAATACCTATTGTAAGATGATGCATTATTTGTAATAACCATTGGCATTTGAAACCACATTGGTTTTATTCTAGGGTCGTACATTACTTTTTTTACATAGTCAATAGTACCTTGCCATTCTGCCTCTTGGTCAATAAATATAACTGACAAAGGCAATCTGTTTTTTTCTTCTGCTATTTGTAGTGCTAAATTTAAAGTTACCGTGCTATCTTTTCCGCCCGAGAAACCAACAACGACATTTTCAAATTCATCAAACAAAAATCTAATTCTGTCAAGCGATGCATCTAGTACATTTTTTTTACTATAAATTTTCATATCTAACTTTTTGGTATAATCTATACGTTTGAACTATTTTAAACCCTCTTTTTAAATATTCATTTATACTCATTCTTGTACAAGTGGCTTCAATTGTTTTTAATGATTTTGTTTTTTTTATACTAAAATCTAAAAGAATTTTAAAGTATCCTAATCCTCTGTGTTCTTTTGGTACATAATGATTTTTAAATATAGCTTTATTTTTATAAAATAATATTCCTGTAAATGCAACTATTTTATTTTCTATAAACAAAGCATACAATTTAGTATTTTCAGAAAACAATAAACCATAACTTTCAGCTTCTTTTATATATTTTTCAATATCTGTTTGGTTAATTTCTTTAATCATATCTTTGCTTTATTTAAAATATATGTTTTTGTTTTATCAATATAACATAAAGGATTTCCTAATGTCCAATATTTATATCCGTTGTAGTAGTAATAAAAATATTTTTTACCAAAAAAATATTCTTCATTTCCATTATCTCTTATAAATTGAACAACATCACAAAAATCTTTATCATTTTTCCATTCATTTCTATTAGAATACCAATGTGGCATTTTAGGCATTGATTTCGCAAACCTAAAGTTTTGATTATTTAATAATATATTAACTTCTTCTTTAAGCATCTATTTCAAATTCAGTACCACAATCAGGACAAATACATTCAATTATTTTTCTTGATTTTAACATTTGATTTGCCAATTTTTCTGCTTCTTTTTTAATTTCTTCTTTTGTTATTTCAGAATAATTTGTTGTTGGTGTAATTATTGGACTATAATATGACTCCTCAATCTTCACATTCAAAGACTGCACATTTACGCTTATCTGTTCAATCTCCACCCATTCAGTTAAAACTTCGTTGGCTATCGGATTACTTTTTTGGTTAAAAACTTCCAATAGTATCTCAATAGCTTCTTTTCGGTCTTTTGCGTTAATAAAGGTAGCTGGTAGTTGTTCGGGTACATTTTCGAGGTTGTTTAAAACCTCAATCCTTGAATGTCCATCCACCGCAAAAATATCATTCCCATTCTGCCAAACAAAGAAAGGCATACTAAATCCATGTGTTAAAATGCTGTCTTCAATATACTTATAATTAAATATATGTTTAAGGTTATCGGGCTGTAATGGTTTTATTTCCCTCCACTTAATTAGTTCTGTTTTTAATATACGGTTCTCAATCATTTTCTTTTAAATAAATATAAATCATTTTTTCAATTGACACATCAATATACTGCTCTCCTTTATCCCTAAACCATAAAAAGAAATTCATTAATTCCTCTTTTTTACTTTCTAATTCTCTACATGGCGCCATATTTTACCCGATTTTATTTGAGTTTTAAACTCAATCAACTTATTGTAATCTTCTAATTCTAAATTTACTACTGCTCCCATTTCTTTTTTTTACAAATATAATAAATTATTATTTAAAAGGCTTGGTTTTTTACGCCAAGCCTTTTTTTTTAGTCGAAAAGTGTAATTTCTTTGTTTTAAATGTGCTTAAAGTTATCGCCCAACTTTATTTTAATATCTGTCCACCAGTGCAAAATGCAATAGGTGTTTAATTCTTGCTTAAATTTGTTTTTCATTTTGTTTGTTTTTTAAATTAAATAATACCTTCATCTCCAAAAGAATAATATCCATCACTTGTTAATATTACATGCTCAAGGACTTGAATATCTAATATTTTCAAAGCTTCCCTTGCCCTTTCTGTGATTTTAATATCTTCTGGTGAAGGCTTTAAATTTCCGCTTGGGTGATTGTGCGCCAAAATAACGCTACTTGCTAAACAATCAATTGCATATTTAGCTATTAACTTTATATCTACAACGGTTCCACTTACTCCACCTTGTGAAATTTTGGCATAAGCAATTGTTTGATTGTTCCTGTTAAGGCAAAGGATAAAAAAGGACTCAAAAATATCTATATCGTCAAAATAAAATTGACTTATTACCTTAAATGCATCCTTACTTGATACTATTTTTACCTTCTCAAAATTGGTAGGCGTTTTTTTCGCCCTTAATTCTAGGTTCGCTATTGTTGTCATTATTTTATGATTTTAAAGTTTTGTAAATCGTTGTTAAATTGTTCCAACCTATCTATGTTGTAAGAAAATCGGCTACTATTTTTGTAGTCTAATGTTTCACAAATAGAGTAAATTTCGTTTTTCAATTTTTCTGTTTGTTTGGCTACCTTTTTTTGTAGTGCCAAAATTTGTTTTTCTGATTTTTGCATGATTTTGATTTTAATTGTTGATTTTAATTGTTAAATGCGCTTAAAGTTATCGCCCAACTTTATTTTAAACCGTTTGTAGGATATTATTTAAACTAAATTTGTGGCATCCCGCTTTTACGATTATATCGTTTTCTGTTTTTGTTGCATATTCTACCAAATAATCTCCTACTTTTTTATCTATCTTTAGTACATCATCTTTAACCATTTTTTGAAATTTAGGCAAAAGAATAGATAAATTAGTTTTAAATTCGGACAAATAAACCGTTACTCCTTTACTTGTTTTAATGAGGTCTTTTTCAATCTTTATAGTACAATTGGGCAAAAGGTTTACCCCTTCCAATTCTTCTGACACAAATGTGTCTATTTCCATTTCAAGCCTATCTATTAAACATTCTTTAAAGTACTTTGTGCTGCCCTCTATATCGTCCACAATACATTGTATTGCTTCTATTTTGTCATTGTGTCGTTTTAAATATCCTTCCAATTCACTTACAATGGTTTTCTTGTTAATTTCTGCTTCTTGCAATGCAATATTAAAGGCTTTATTATCGTCTTTATTGTATGCTTTTGTTAGCTCGTCTATTATCCAGTAGCCATAATTTTCTAGCGCACAATCTTTTGTTTCGTCTTCATCACAAATAGAAAACCATCCACCACTTCTGCCATATTGCCAACATTCAAACTTATCAATTTTATTTCTTTTTTCCCATTCTTGATAACATGTACCATCTTGTTTTTTTATGTGCGCTCGAAACAATTCAATAGTTTTAAATTTTGCGCAAATATCCCAATATTCATTTGTGTAAAATGTATGTTTTGGATATAGGTTAAGATAGAAATCTTTTGTCCTTCCTTCTCCATTGTGCGCCATATAATAGGTTTTAAAAACCTTTTCATAGTCCGTTAAATCTACATTTGATTCATATTTGTCTTTTAAATAATCTACTTCAGTTTCACAAGTATGATTATAAATAGAATTTAGCCTATCCTCGTTAAATTCTTCTTTTATTGCTTCTTTTTGGGCATCTGACAAGTTAGAATATAAGTCTATTTTGTTTTGCACGTCGTCGCTATCTAACCAATCATAAACCTTTATATTTGCCACAATTTTACCGTCTCTTGTGTTAAAATCATGGTTAATATCTTGAATGTTTTCTAATTCAGTAAATAAATGGTAAATTTTTTCGTTGATTTTTGAAATTTGATTTTTCATAATTTTGATTTTAATTTTAATTGTTAATTTTCTAGCACTGTATCATAAAAACAAAAGTCTTCTGCTTCTGGATAATGTTTATCTATAAATTTAAATAGGCGATCCTTGCTCCTAAACATTTTTATTTCCACGTTATTACTCCATGATGTTGCAAATGTGTATATTTTCACAATTGCAATATGTCCACCTTTAAATATTTTGCCTTTAGATGCTACTATTAGTGTATCATCATTTAGGCATCCTTCCCTTAAAATAAGCTCGACCATGATTATTTGATTAAAATTTGATTAATTAAATTTGCTAATTTCTCGTTCTTTGTGTTTCGTGGCATTGCAATAGATTTGTTGTAATCAGAGTGCTGGTATATGGGACTTGCCCAATAAATGTTTGTATTGCCAAAAATTAGTATTTTCGAGTATCTCCCCTTTTTTACCTTCTTTTCGCTTTTAGCATCTTGTATAGTCCTTAGGACTTTGTTTTGTGGTTTAGATGGCTTAAAAAAACCATTTCTAGTTAATTTATCTCTGTCCGATTCAAATGCTATTTTGTAGGCACTTTTAAGGACTTTTTTTGTAGGTGCGTTAAATTCTATCCAATTACATAGGTTTACTTTATTTTCGATATTAATACCGCAAATTTTGGCTATTCTATAAATACGAGTAGGATTAAGGCTTTTTAATTCTGTAGCAATTGTTTTTTTTGTGATTCTCATTTGATTTATTTTAGTTGTTAGTTGAAAAAAAGGTGGTTTACGATACCACCAAACGTAATAATTTAGTTTTCTTCTAGAAAATAAACATAAGATCTGCAAACTTCCTCTCCTGCAAACCATGCCATAATATTAGTTATCGTTCCTTGTTCGCATTTTTCGCCACCTAGAAATCTATAAAGGTCTTTTTTGTCGTCTGCATCCATTCCGGAACGTCTAAATACTCCAAAATTTGAAGCCATTGATACAACGTCTTCGCCTAGTTGGTCTGCTTCCTCTTCTAATTGAGCAACGATTAATGCACGATTTTTAATAGCAAATTTGTGCGTTTCTGAATAGTAAATAAAACCACTAAATCCTCCATTAATTCCATGATTGGTTACGTTTTCCGCTGATTCCTTAAATGATTCCCACCCACCAAATTGAGCGATCACTGCATTTATGAGTTTTTCGTTTAAGTGTGAATTTTTAATAAATTCTTTTTTTGTGCTGATTGTGCTTTTCATAATGATTTTTTTTTAATTGTTATTTATATAAGTGAATTTTATTTTAATTTCTTACTCTTACTCTTGCATCGTGAGCATTTTTTCCAATTTCGTCAATAGCTCTATGACTATCTGCTAATTGCGTACATCTTTTTTTGTTTGCTCTTTTAAGCCCCACCCTTGTAGTGTAACCGTTGGTTGAATAGTTGCTTACAATATCACTATCAATAGTCCACCATTCGCCAGTTTTTATCATTTTAGCAATGATTTTGCTTCTGTGGAATGTTACAATATAATCAAATGTTGTACCATCGGGAGCATATCCATATATATTTATCATTCCAGCACAATGCTTACCATAACCATATCCTGAATAGTTAATAGTCGTTGTTCCTATTCCAGATGTTTGATTTTTGAAGAATTTTTCTCTCTTTGTCATAATTTTGATTTGTTTTTGATTGTTATTTAATAGGACAAATGTATATATAAGGTTTTAAATATGCAACTATATATTTAATGCTTAACAATTAGTTAATATTAGAATGTAGGTTTTAGGTATAAAATAGAATGTATATATTTGTGTATAGGTACTTGATAGCACCTATATAAGCTTATCAATGTTGTGTATTTCTTGCGATTATACCAATAAGAGGAAACCGCCAGTTAAACCTATTCGGTCCTGGTAACCATAAGGGCGGAATAAAATCCGATAAGCACCTACCTTATACGTATGTATTTAGCCCTAAAATTAGGGGGGTTTGGGGGGTAATAATAAAAAATTCCGCTCTGCCCTTTAGGGCGCTTAAATTACTAAAGGCTTTGCATTAATTGTATATGTAACATCTATCTCATAACCTAACATATCCAAGAATATAAATATATCTGATCCATTTAAATAATTTCTACCACTATAATTTTCTTTTGCAATGGTTAAATATAAATTCAATCTTGCCTTCATCCATACATTTAAATGACTATATAAATAGTCCTTATTTAGCGTTAAAATCTCCCTTACTGTTTCATTCTCGGTTAACGCTGTATTGATTGTGTGCTTTTTCTTGTGGGTGTAGGTGAATTTAGTGTTTATGGGCACGCCACTTCTTATACACGCAAAC